ATGTCGGTCATGCCGACAACGTCCTCGATATCAACAACGTCGCCGTTGTCGAACCCGTGAGATGCGGCAGTTACGACAACCGGGTTAGCAGCTGTTGCCCCGGTGATGGTGACAGGGCTGTCCAGGCTGAGACCGCTATCGACAAAGAACGCATCTTCTACATCGGTAAAAACGCGGGTATGCAGGCGCTCAATATATCGCTTGGTTGCGCCCCCGATCGTTCGCTTGACGCAGATATAAAGCGCGTCCTCGCTTCCCTCCGATACACAAGCAACACTCTCAACGACAGCATGGCCGCCCTGGAACTCGCCGCCCAGTTCGTGCCGATGCCAGGCCCAGACCTCATGTTCGCGCAAATAGGTCAGCCCAAGCAGAACGCCATCGGATCGCACACACCACACCACGCTGTGCGGGTTCTCCTGGTACGCCCAGTCGATAATCGAAAACCCGGAGAATAGATGGTTTGCCAGAATGCTGACATCGGTGCCGGTATAGCCGTCGCTTTCCAGTTTATAACCGAGATCGCGTATTGTGTTGCCCTGGTCCTGGACATACAAAACGGTCGAGCCAACCACGATCGGCTCGACCTTGCTGGCACCGCGGAACTCTTGGGGTTTTACGATGATGGACGAAGGCGTGATCACTTCGTCGGATCCCGCGGATACCTTCCATTCCCCTCCAGATGTTAGAAGAATCAGGTCGGACAGAGGTACGAGGTGGCGAATTTCGTTGACCTCTCTAGCGGCCACCGTTCGGGTGATGCTGTCATCGTCTTTTTTGGGCGATGAAAACGTCATGTTGTCGTAGTTTGCAGACTGCGAAAAAAAGATTGTTTGCGGCTTGTTATTGGTCGAAGCATAGACTTTGCGCTGCTCGTAATAGCTAACAGTCGACGGGAAATTGTCTTCGCCGCGAAACGGGTTGCGCTCTTTAGGCGGCGTATCCGTCTCGTCGGGTTCCTTGTTGGCGTCTTTGAATGTCGGGTTTTCTGCTGACCCGATGAACCCAAAAACGCCATTTACGTCGCGATAGACATTGTAGCTGTCAGCGTTTGTAGTCGCCGTCCAGGTAATCGTGTTGTCGCGAGTGCTATTGCTGTTTGTTAGTTCAACAAACGTCAGGGCAGCTGTACCGCCTGATGCATAGGCGGTGTACTCGGTTGTGTTTTCTTCTAATAACTCAAATGTCGTTGTGGTCAGCTGGTTAATTTTAAAACGCCGCCCGTTCAACTCTTCCATGCCAACTATTTGTTCGAGCAGAACAGTGTCGTAATCCACAAACCCGTGGCTGGACGATGTTGTTACAACTGCTGGATTAGCTCTAGTAATGCCGCTGATGTTAACGTGACCTGAAATGCCGGCCAGGCTTTCTTCGCCGTCCTCTTCATTATAGGCGGTGACAGTGTAGCGATCGGTGACAGATCCGGTTGTGTCAGCTGTGACAGCAAGGTTGGTCGGGAATGTCTGCGTCGGGCTGAAGTTCACTTCGCTAAACGTCCAGGCGGTATGGCCCGTCCTGGTCAGATCCCTGACCGCATAGCTTGGATGGCAGAACGTCATCACATCGGCCGACTGCGTTTTCTTCAGATCGAACAGAACTGCCTCTGGGTAAGGCGTGGTAATTGTGTAAACCCGCGCCGCCGTGCCGGCAGATGAATACGCAGTGAACGCTGACGAATTTATGTTTGTGCCGGCGAGATCCTGAAGTTCAAATGTGTTGGTCGTTTTGCTTGCAACCCGGAAGTTGCGGCCGTTCAGCTGCGTCATGCCCACGACGCCGGAGATGAACACCTCCTCGCCATTGCTGTAGCCGTGGCTGGTTGCTGTTACGACACAGGGGTTAGCCCTGGTGGCTGCCGAAATCGTCTTGGTAGCCTCGATTATCTGGCCGCCATCCTTGATGAACCGCATGTTGCTGTCGGACGCGATGAGGCAATAAGTTTGCTCGGTATTGAAGGAAAACGGCATCAGCCTGACGGCCTTCGTGCTGTCTTTTACCTCGCAAATGAACTCGGTGCCTGGGCGGTTGGACGCCCCGCCATGCGCGTGGATCAAGGTGTTAAAACAGGTCGCAAGCCCGGTTTCGTATTTGTTGAGATCGACGCGGGCATGGAGCGATGGACCTAGTTCGCCGCCGGTAAAGCTAGCCCTGATAACCTTCGCCATTAGGCGCGGGCCTTGAGCCAGCTGGGATTAGTAGCCGGGTCTTCCATCCCTTCATCCGCGTCGCGGCCTGCATAGGACACATACATCGCCTGGTAGATCCGCATCGCCTCGCTTTTCTTTTCAGATGAACCCGTGATCGGTTCCGCAATGCGATACGCAATTGCCCAGGACAGGATCTCGACAAATCCAGGGTCGAACACTGTCGGGTCGGTAATCTTTGAGGTGTAGCGCAATTCGGCATCGTCCTGGTCGGTTACGATCAGCCGGGAAGACGCGCCGTCATTGATGATTTCAAAGTCGATCTTGTCCGCATCGACAGTATTGACGATCTCGATCGCGTTCAGCGCGTCGGCAGGATAGGCGTACTGGTATTCCCAGCGTGTCGGTGCGGTGCCGATCTTTGCCAGGCTGACGTAGCGCGTCGCAAAATTCCATTCGTGCGCCCGCAACAGGCTGTCGCGGGTGGATGCATAATAAATGTTGCAGAAACGGGCTTCCTCGGTGTTCTCGGACAATGCCTCGATCAGCGCCTCGGCACCGATATGGGCAAGCGCCTGGTTACAGATTGATACCTCGGAGACCGCCATGCTCTTTCATTCCCTTAAAAGGTCGGCTGCCCAGGCGGGTGAGAACCTGGGCAGCCTTCCCTACTATTCAGCGGATTTTGGTGACCTGGATGGTTTCGATTTTGTTGCCTTCGCCCCGCCGACAATCTCGGCATCGCTTGGCAAACGGTCGGCCATCTCGTCCGGCATTTCGACAGGGCTATCAAAATGCAGCCACTGTCTTTCGCCGTCCCAAAAGTTCCGCTTCAAATTGACCTTCATTGCTTCAGGTCAATCAGTTGGTGGCATCAGCCTGTGCGCTCCAGCCGCTCGGATCGAGCGTCAGGAAGGCATTGATAGCGCCTGCCGTGGTCGTGGCAGTTGCCGTGGTCACAATCACGCCGAGATACTGTTCGTAGGCGGGATCTTCCCAGGGCAGCGGCACCACATAGGTCTTGCCAGCGGTAAACACCGTCTTGGCCGCAGCCCCGGTCTGCCAGTGGACGGTCGCCGAACCATCGGTAGCGATGGCCGCGGCGGCGTCGGATGCCAGTTGAATGTTGACGGTTGCCGAACCGCCGGATGCAACGGCAGTGGTCACCTGAACAACCAGGTAAATCACTTGACCATTGCCCAGGTCGCGGGCCGTGGTGAGGTCCATGACATCGCCTACGAGAGCGGTGCCAGCGGATGCTGCGATACTTGTTGCGTCGCAGAACTCGCTTCTTTCATCCAAGATCATTGATCAATCCTCCGATCTCTAGGTTAGGAAATCGTCGCTTCGTCAGCGGCAAGCGCATCGACGCGACGGATGGGGATACCCTGAAACGCAGTGACCATTTTGCCGCCGACATTCTCAATCGTGAGCGTCGAACCGCTGGTTGCGTTGGACACCTGGCGTCGCAGGAAGGACATCGTGTTCCGGCTCATGTAGAACGCAGCGCGTCCCAGCGAGAGGTTCGGAATTTGCGTCATTGCCTGGAACATCAGGTCAGGAATGTCAGCACCGGAAGCCGCATTTTTAGTGAGAGCGGACTTGTCGATGTTGCAAACCCGGACGATGTAGCGCCAGTCGCGGACGGTGAGGCCCACATCCCAGCGATAGTGCGTCCGATACGCTTCCATGCGGCCCGTGTTGGAGCCGCCAGAGGCATCCTCGATCGTGACCTGACCTTTATCAGTTACCGAAAGACCCGCTTTTGAGCCTTTGGGAATGATGCCGTGACAGGTGTTTGGACCCCAGACGATGAGCCAGATCGACGCATTGTCAGAGCCTGAGCCGCCGCCGGAGATAATGTTTTCCCCGTTGTTGGCGCTGGTTGAATTGAACCGTGGCGCAAGACCCATGAACTTTTCGCTGTCCGTGGAATTGTCGCCGTAGAACAGGGTGTCCACGACCTGCTGGTTCATGCCCTCGATGTGGGCGCGGTCTTCAATCAGCCGGAACTGGGCTGAATTGCCATTGAGATCGGCAAGCGCTTTGTCGATTTCGGCATATGCTTCGAGCATACCGCAATCGTCAGTGACCTGGACGTTCTCGGACTTGTTCGGCTGAACACCGCCGTACAGTTTGCGCCAGGTCGGCGTAGGAATGCCGGCTCGGATCGTGGTTCGATGCCCGGTCGGAAGGTTTCCTTCGACCCAGGACATATCATCGAGAACCTCGTTAGTTTCATTAAGGATCTCGACAACATCAGCGATCGACCCATCGGGGTCGGTTGCCTTTGCCAAATCCGCCAGTGTCGGATTCAGAACGGATAAAGTAGCCATGACAGCTTACTCCTCTTGGTTGAACATGGTTGGGTACATTCGTTCAGCCATCGATTGCGCTCTGGCAGGACCGTCAGCTGAACTGGTCGGAACGGCATCAGCAGGACTTACTGCTGCACCGTGGCTTCGGAACGCCTCAATAATTCCCGGATGATGATCAAGCCCCAGGTGGTGGAGCGTCTGACCCAGGTCGCCGTTTTTATCGACAGCGGCCAGACCGGCCTTGGCTTGCGCCAGGACCGGACCATCCATCAGGCCAGCCTCTTTCGATTGCTGAACCCATTGAGACGATCGAGATTGCCATTCGTTCATCACGCGATCGGCATCGTCGGTCTGCATCTTCAGATACAAATCGACGGCAGATTGCGCTTGCTCATTCGAAAATTTGTTTGCCTGCGCGAACTCAACAAGCGCAGTCTCCCTCTCTTCCGATAGCTGATAACCTTCAGGCATTGACACCTCGTATTCCTCCGGCACTTCCGACTTGCCCTCCTGTTCGGAGCCAGCCTCATCAGTTGCTTCGGACGCCTGGGCGTCAGGTTCGCCGTCAAACGCTGACGGCTGGTCTGGTGCGGCAAATCCCTCTGCCTCACCGGAATTCTGTTCGGCAGCTGGTGCTGCCTGTTCGGTTGTTTCAACGGCTACAGCTTCTTCAGCCATTATTCTTCACCCTTTCCATTGATGTTATTTCCTCAACAATCTTTGCATACACATCGTAGCGGTTCGGCTTCATGATCTCGGCCAGAAGCGCCCGCGCCATCGACTGCCGACCTAGCCTATATGCCGTCAAATCTGGCTGATCTACGACAAACGCATCGGTCAACGCGCCGCTGTCGCCCAGCATCTCGCCCTGGCACAAAAACCATACGAACCGCCGGCCTTCTGTTGAGGATAACACAACATCGAGATCACGACCAAACTGCT